GGTATTGCACTACCTTACATCATTACTATGGAGAAAAGCACCGGAAGAGTGCTTGCTATCCGCCGCAACTGGTACGAAGGTGATAACCTTAAACTGAAGCGCACTCACTTTGTTCACTATCAATACGTACCGGGATTTGGATTTTATGGCTATGGACTCATACATCTTATTGGCGGTTATGCTCGTTCAGCTACTGCTATTATTCGTCAGCTCGTCGACGCAGGGACACTCAGTAATTTACCGGGCGGTCTCAAGTCGCGCGGACTCCGGGTCAAAGGTGACGACACACCAATCTCCCCAGGAGAGTTCCGAGATGTAGACGTACCATCAGGCTCAATCAAAGATAACATCATGCTCCTGCCATACAAGGAGCCAAGCCAAACTTTGATGGCGTTATTCAATCAAATCGTACAAGAAGGCCGCTCATTTGTATCGGCTGGTGATTTGCAAGTATCTGACATGGGTGGCAACGCTCCTGTTGGAACAACCCTAGCAATTCTTGAGCGCACGCTTAAAGTGATGTCGGCAATTCAAGCTCGTCTGCACTACTCAATGAAGCAAGAGTTTAGTCTGCTCAAAGTAATTATTGCTGACTATACCGATGAGGACTATGAGTATGAACCTGAAGATGGCCCTGCAGCAGCTAAGAAGTCGGACTACGATGATGTGGAGGTTCTACCGGTTAGCGACCCTAATGCGTCTACGATGGCGCAGAAAATCGTACAGTATCAAGCTGTGCTCCAGCTGGCTCAGCAAGCACCACAACTCTACAACCTGCCACTCCTGCATAGACAGATGATTGAAGTTCTTGGTATCAAAAACGCACAGAAACTTATACCGATGGCAAATGACCAGAAGCCACAGGACCCAGTCACAGAAAACCAAAATGTTCTGATGATGAAGCCTGTTAAGGCGTTTAGCTATCAAGACCACCAAGCTCATATCGCTGTTCATATGGCTGCTATGCAAGACCCCAAAATCTTGGCATTGTTGCAGAACAACCCAATGGCTCAGCAGTTACAGCAGACTATGATGGCGCACGTCAATGAGCATATTGGCTTTGAGTACCGTAATCAGATTGCTCAGCAGATGGGTATGTCCTTACCTCCACAGACTATGAATGACATGGGTGAGGAAGAAGATGAAGGCATGACTCCAGAGATGGAAGCTAAGTTGGCTCCGATGATGGCTAAAGCTGCGCAGCAGTTATTGCAGCAGAACCAACAGCAAGCTAAACAGCAACAGGCTCAACAGCAAGCTCAAGACCCATTGATTCAAATGCAACAGCAAGAGTTACAGCTCAAGGCTCAAGAGCAACAACGCAAAGCCGCTAAAGATGCTACTGATGCTCAGCTCAAAATGAAGCAGTTACAGATTGAAGAAGAGCGTATTAAGTCTCAAGCTTTGATTGCTGCAGGCCAAGCGATAAACCAGGCAGGCATAAATCATGCGAAGTTAAAGTCTCAGCGCGTACAAAAAGGTAGTGAGCTTTTATATAAGGCTATGGAGAAAACGGCGGACCACACTCATCAGAACAAAGGAAAGATGATTGACCACGCCTTGCAAGAAGATTTAATGAACAAGCAAGCAGTACCAAATAAAAAGGAAACTAACGAGTGACCGAATATCAATTCCTAGTTCAAGAGTTGGAAGCAATGATTGAATCTAGAGCGCAGTCCGTTGCCGCAGGCAATTGCAAAGATTTAGAAGAGTACCGAAACACAACAGGGGTTATCCGTGGTCTTGCCCTTGCTGTGGATTTTATTAAAGACCGCGAGCAAAAAACAAAGGACTCAGATGAGTGAACTTTTAATTAGCGACGCCTTGGGAAATGTAACAAAACTCCCAGAAAAGGTTGAGCAAAAGGCAACACAACTTCCAAAACCGGCGGGATACCATATTTTATGTATGGTCCCTAAAGCAGAAGAAGAGTATGAAAGCGGTTTAGTTAAGTCAGCACAGTCTATGCAATACGAAGAGGTTTTAACACCTGTTTTGTTCGTAATGGCTATTGGTCCTGATGCTTACCAAGACAAAGAGCGCTTTCCCAGCGGTCCGCTGTGCAAAGTAGGTGACTTCGTATTGATTCGTCCAAGTTCGGGTTCAAGACTTAAGATTCATGGTCAAGAGTTCCGGATTATTAACGATGATTCCGTAGAAGCCGTTGTTGAAGACCCCCGTGGGATTACACGAGCATAAGGAGATTTAAATGGCTAATGAAGAATTTGGAGCCGTAACTTTTGGTAAGGGCGGTAAAGTCATTCCTCTAACCGAGGAATCTAGTACTTTCGAGTTCCCTGATGAAGTTGCAGCCCGCGAAGAACGCGAAGTAGAAGTAGAAGCAAAAGCGAAGCCAGAATCTGAGGTGGATATTGAGATTGTTGACGATACCCCCGAGGAAGACAAAGGCCGTGAAAAGATGGAGGCCGACCCTCTAGCTAAAGATGAAGACGATGAACTGCTTAGTTATGACAAGAAAGTTCAAAAGCGCATCAAGAAGCTAACTAAGGGTTATCACGATATCCGCCGCGAGAAGGAAGAAGCGGATAAACAGCGTGAAGAGGCTATTAGAGTTGCTAAATTCCTAGTAGAAGAGAACAAAAGGATTCAAACAACTCTTCATGAAGGAAGCAAAGTTTACATCGAGCAAGGCAAAGGCGCCGCTGAAGCTGAACTTACTATGGCTAAAAAAGCATATAAAGATGCTTATGAAGCCGGAGATAGCGATGCACTAGTAGAAGCGCAGCAAGCGATAGCAGAAGCAACGCTAAAGCTTGACCGCATGAAAACTATGCAGCCTATTGAGCCTAAAGAACAGGCTTATAACATTCCAGAATCACAACCAGAAGCACCAGCTCAAGACCCCAAGCTAACAAAATGGCTTGATGCAAATGACTGGTACGGTGGTGAAACTCCGGAAGAAGATGAAATGACAGGACTCGCTATTACTATTCATAACCGCCTCGCAAGAGAATTTGGTGAAAAATATGTTGGCTCGGACGAGTATTACGCAAAAATTAGTGATACAATCCGAAAAAGATTCCCCGATTATTTCGGAGCAGATGAAGAATCAGAAGTTAAAGAAGAAGTAAAAACACCGGTTAAAACCCGTGCCAAGCCCGCTGCTGCGGTTGTAGCTCCTGCTACTCGCTCAGTTGCCCCCAAGAAAGTCCAATTAACGCCTACTCAAGTACAGATTGCTAAGCGCTTAGGTGTGCCTCTAGAACTGTATGCCAAGAAGGTTGCCGAACAAATGAATGGAGATAGATAATGGTTAAGAAAGTTACTCGTGAAGCAGAAGTACGTGATACCGAGGCACGCCCAGTAGAGATGTGGACTCCTCCACAGTTATTACCAACACCAGATGAGCGCCCAGGTTGGGTACATCGTTGGGTGAGAACTTCTACAATGGGTGCATCTGACCCAATGAATGTCTCCGCAAAGCGTAGGGAAGGTTTTGAGCCTGTTAAGGCTGAGGATTACCCAGAGCTTATGAGCCACGCGTCCGTTGACGGACAGTTTAAAGGTTCAATTGAAATTGGTGGTTTAGTTTTATGTCGTGCCCCAGAAGAGTTTATGAAACAACGTGCCGCGCATTATGACAAGTTGAACAATTCTCAGATGGAGTCAGTAGACAACAACTTCATGGCCCAGAATGACCCACGTATGCCGATGTTTAAAGAACGGTCTACTAAAGTTACTTTTGGTAAGGGAAGTTAATTTTAATTTAATTTAAGGAGCTTTTTATGAGCACAGTATCCAGTCCTTATGGACTAAAGCCGCTCAATTTGATTGGCGGTCAAGCCTTTACTGGCGGAACAATCCGTGAGTATTTGCTAACCACAAACAATACTGCACCCATCTATACAGGTGATTTAGTGCAGTTAGGCGCATCAGTAGCAGGACAACCAACTGTTGTTACAGCTTCACCAACTACTAGCTCTGCTGGTCTTGCTGGTGTTTGCGTTGGTGTTCGTTATCAACTATCTGGCCAGCAACTTGGCTATCCTTTGTATGCTCAGTATTTACCAGCTAATGCTGTTACTTCTGGATATACAAATATTTTCATTCGTGTAGTAGAAGACCCAGACCAGTTGTTCCAAGTTCAAAGCTTGGGTTCTGTTGGTTACGGTTCTATTGGTAAGACTGCTGCTTTGGCAAACTTTACCGGTGGTACAAGCTCTACAACTGGTAATACAACTTCTGGTAACTCAGTTGTTGCGTTGTCAGCTACTATTGCTAACACCAGCACATTGGCTGTCAAGATTGTTGATTTGGTTAACTCCAGCTCTACTTTCGGTGGCAACTTCCCATCCAACCCCGGTGACGCGTATACCGACTGTATCGTTAAAATTAATTTTGGCGTACATCAGTATTACCAGTCTGCTGGTACAACAGCTTAATAAAGGAGCTATAACATGGCTATTTCACGTTCACAACTCCTTAAAGAGTTACTCCCAGGTCTAAACGCTTTGTTCGGACTCGAATATGCACGCTACGGCGAAGAGCATAAAGAGCTGTACGAAACCGAATCTTCTGAGCGTTCATTCGAAGAAGAAACCAAGTTGTCTGGCTTCTCGGCTGCTCCAGTCAAGAACGAAGGCGGCGCAATTTCTTATGACAATGCGCAAGAAGCATGGACCACACGCTACTCACACGAAACCATCGCTTTGGGTTTCTCAATCACTGAAGAAGCGATTGAAGATAACCTGTACGACAGCTTGTCTGCTCGTTACACCAAAGCATTGGCTCGTGCAATGGCTTACACCAAGCAAGTTAAGGCGGCTTCTGTATTGAACAACGGTTTCAACGCTAGCTACACTGGTGGCGATGGCGTTGCATTGTTCTCTACTGCACATCCTTTGGTTTCTGGTGGCACAAACAGCAATACATTCACAACCGAAGCTGACTTGAATGAGACTTCTTTAGAAGCCGCTGTAATTCAAATCGCTGCTTGGACTGATGAGCGTGGTCTGTTGATTGCTGCTAAACCTAAGAAGCTTGTTGTTCCTCCATCATTGATGTTCGTTGCAACCCGTCTGTTAGAAACCAAACTCCGTGTTGGTACAACTAACAACGATATCAGCGCTATCAATAACAACGGTACAATCCCTGAAGGTTACACAGTTAACCACTTCTTGACCGACGTAAACGCATGGTTCTTGTTGACCGACGTTCCAAACGGTTTGAAGCACTTCGAGCGTACGCCTCTCCAGAATTCTATGGACGGTGACTTCGATACAGGTAACGTACGTTACAAATCTCGTGAGCGTTACAGCTTCGGCTGGTCTAACCCTCTCGGAGCATTTGGCTCAAGCGGTTCGTTCTAATCTAGAACATACCCTAGTAAAAAACCCAGCTCACAAGGCTGGGTTTTTTCTTTCTTCGTAATGCAAAATCCTATGGCAGTTAGCACAAAGAACCATACATTTTTCTAGTTCTTGGTAGGCTCTTTTAAATTGCCCCTGCGTATGAAAGAAGCTAACCGCACGGTCTTTTTGAGTTGGGTCTATATGATGAAAGTCTAGAGCTGCTGGATGGGAGAAGCCACATTTTGCGCATTTAAGTGTACGTTTAAATGCGTCCCACTCTACTCTAAACTGTTTCTTTTTTTCTGCAGTTCGTTTTTTTACTTCTTCTGTATTAGCCTCATAATGCTTACGACTATATTCTTGATGTTTCTTTTTTCTTACGCTCTTGTCTTTGTATGGCATCAGGATTAACCTTATATTTCCAATAGATTGAGTGTCTCCAACTCCAAGGCTGCCCGGGTCGGTAGATTTTGAAACCCGCGTTGATTAGCGAGTTTGATGATGCTGGATTGTTTGTTGTATCGGTAATTAGCCAATTCCATCCTAACTTCCTAGCCTGTTTGATTCGCGCCAGTATAAGCCTCTTTTGTAAACCATGTCCAGTAAAACCGTCCATAACGCCAGCTCTACATAAGTAACCGGTATCGTTCCACTTCTGTGACCTCACCAAACCCGCAAAAGCTACAGGCTTCCCGCACTCTGCATACGCAATCCACCAATGGCCACGGTCCGGCTTGTACGGGGAATCCGCGGGTAGTATCTGTCTTTGAAGAAACATTAAGAGATTTTGAATAGCCGGATTTCTGGTGTCCACTTTTTTTATACGAAATTGCATTTTTCATAGCTCCCCAAATATTTACCTGAATATCCCTATTTTACCCAAAAACTATGTTGCAAAAATTAAAAAAGATGTATACTTCGGGTATCTGGGTAATTTCTCTTACCGGACTGTCCCAGCAGACGATGCAACGATTGGTAAGAGTGAACTTTTGCATAAGGACAACTTATAATGGCACGCTCCACCTTTGAAGGCCCGATTCTATCTGGCGATAACCGTTTTGGCCCACTACGTGATGTAGGCTATGCTCGTTTAAATCAAACAGCAGCTTTAACCCTTACTAATACAACTGCTAATACCGCTGGCTACGCTGGTGCATCGCAGCAATTTGTAGGTTCTAACAATATCCCTAACGGCAATGCGGTTGTTTACAGCCCATCTGCTACTACATACCCACCTGTAGCGGCTACTATTCCTGCTGACAGCGCAACTAATATCTATCGTGGTTTTGTTGCTTATGTTCCAGTTGGTTCACGTATTAC